CATCAGGCATTGCCACAAGACCAGCCTGTGCTAAACGCTTTAAGAATGGACTTGCAGTTGGCGAATCAATAACAGAGGCAAATGTATTAAAGATTTCTTTATCGGTCATAGTTAAGATTAGGTTGCCGAGATCGGAGCGATCAGGGGTTGGACGCTTCTTTCTCGGTTTTTTATCAAAGCGTAGCCCAAGTTCGTATTCATTTAACATTTTTTGCCTCTATTAATGCTTTATAAAATCCAGAAAGATTTGATCTTTTCTTACCATTTTTTTGAGTAGTGACATAGCCGCAAGCACGACAAAGATCTGATTGATTGATGTCACCAAGTTCTTTTATTTTTGCAAGAAGATCCTTACCAGTTAAAACCTCTTGTCTCTTTTGAGGTTGGATTTCAAGAGGTTCTAATTCTTTTTCTAATTGTTTTTGTGCTCTATACAATGCTGTCCTAAATTCAAAGAAATAAGCAATTTGTTCATGAGAATAAATATCTTTAAGTACTGGTTGTCCATCTTCACCGAGAATAGATTCTTGTACATGATATGATTCAATAATTTTTTTATCAAAAAAAGAAATAAATAATTCAAAAATTTCTTCACCTAATTTTTTATCAAAAAAAGAAAAAGCTTCAATATCTCGTAAAATCCATTGGACTTTGTCATTGATAACACTGTTAATTTCTGTATAGCTCATTTTCTGGCAAGCTCCTTACATGCAGATTCGATATTAAAGGTATAACAATCTATAGAAGTAGAGGTTCTTAGTGAATCTGAGACTGCGAAGTAGCTAATGCCAAAGATGCAGAGGGCGAGAAATGCGTGTTTCATGGGGTTGGTTTTAGGGGTAAATTAATAATAACTAATGGTCAACAGTTGTCAACTGGAATAAACTCTGGGTATTGCCTAGTAAGTCTTTTTTCGATTGTTTTATAGTCCATATTCCAATCAACAATACATTCAGTCTTTTCTTTCTGTATGTTGTCTTTTCTGGCTTGTTCTCTTGCAATTTGTTTTTTAAGATATTTAATTTGTTCTTTATAATCTTTTACGTTTAAATCACATCTATTTATCTGTGTGTCAAATTGTTCTAGTTTGACAAAATGCTCATCGTCTTTGCCCATTGGCCCTTCAAGTATTCTTCTTAAATAACTTTCGTCACAATTAAAGTCATCTGACCAATGTTCTGATTCTTCTCCACCTAGATCAAACATCTTGGTGTGAAATTTATCTAAGATTTTGAAAGCTTTTTGAGCTTGATTGTAATAATGACCACGTTTCATTTACTTAGCCTCCTTTTTTGTTGTGTAGTCGCCACCTTTAGCAACCCATTTGCAAAAGTCATGTTCAAAAAAGTAGATAAGTTTGTCATTTTTGCCATCCCATACAGGGTCGCAAAAAATAATTTTCTTTGCTTCTAAGCTGCTTAACAAGCCTTTAACTTGTTCTTTGCTTTCACAAACAGCTAAAGCATCCTCAAAGTCAAACATTTGAGTACTAGGGCAAACGCCATCATCTTCTGCAAGAGGCTTCCACTCGTCAACTTTTACAAATTTACATTTTAAAAGCTGTTGCTCTTTGTCTGTTAAATAATAATTTGTCATTTGAATAATTAGTTATGTGAATAAAAAGAAAAGGGCTGTTAGGCAGCCCATGGGTCATTAGTTACTTCAGCAATTGTTGGGTTTTTATAAAGTTTTTTTGTTTTTAACATTAAATCTTCTCTACCACACCATCTAATATTGCCTTGATGAATATTTCCTTTGCTTGCTACAACGTGTGTATAAGTTCTAGCTGTTTTTCTTGTAACAACTGTTCCGTCTGGGAATGTTGCGGTGATTGTTCTTGTTTTAGCCATTGTGTTAGTGGGGTTGCTATACCTCTATTATATACACAAGTATCAACAACTGTCAACAAGGTTTCATTACTTGTACATCAAACCCTTTTTCCTTAAGTTCATCAATCCTATATTTCTGCACTTCACTTAATCTGCCTTTTGGCCCTTTAACCTCAATAAA